GCTGGTCATCTTCCTTCCCAGGTCGGTATTGCTGACGGAGGCCGTGTGCGCATGGCTTTTAATGCCGTCCTGCTCCACCGAGAGCACGGCGCGACCGCTTTCCGGTTTACCCTTTATAATCCAGCCACGCATATCCGGCAGCCGGCCTGAAGGGTGAGCATGCGCAAGTCTGGGATATTGGGTTTTATCGAATTCCTGCCCCTGCATTAATACGTAACCGGAAGGAGCCGTTTCAGTAGGCCAGGGAATTGGAGAGCCAACAGGATAAACATCATTTAAATTAAGGGTAGCAAGCTCCCCTAATCGGAGATTATTTCTGGCCTTGATAATATCTTTCACATCCGCAAGATTTTCATCCTTCATCAGTGCATTATCTACCTCCTTACCAAGTAAAGAAGTGATGGCACCTAATAATTGCGTATGTTTACCTTTCTCCAGTGAAAATTTTGCTCCTTCAATGACGTTACATATCTCTTCCTGGACCGCATCCCACATATCGCTGTTCAGATCGGTTGCGCGTCGTCCGAGGGCAGGATCACCATTTGTAAAACCATTCTTTCCGGCCCCGAATTTGTCCTTCTGTGCTGTTGGTGTGTCAATTCTGTGCATTTTCTGTCCCTTCAGGATAAGCAAAAACAACAACCGTATGCGACGGTGTGAGCTTTTCAATCACGCATTCCGCAACGGTATCACCCCACGTTCTGATCGCTGAATCACAGGTACTGGCGCAGGTCTGCCAGTGGATATTTGCATCAGCCGGAATATTGACACGCCAGTAGTATCGCCAGAACTGCCCCCATTCAGGGTCAGGCGAGCTGTCGAGATTCTGGAACTGCTCAATAGTGGCGGAGGTGTAGCCCAGCGCGTTGAGTTGCTCACGATAAAAGCGCTCATTAATTCCACCAGCAACATTAGCTTTCGCATCCAGCCGCTGCTGGCGCTGGCGTAATGTCTGGACTCCGTCCGGTGCGCAGGAATCCGGCAGGCCATGCAGCGCTTCATATCGATCAATAAGTTCAGTGGTTTGTCCCGGGTCGATTTCCTTCATTAATGCTCCAGCACGCTGGTGTACGCGGGTTAGCGACGGAGCCAGCCCCTCAATGAGCGGATTCTTTCCATCCCAGGCGGGTCCCGATGGCAGCAGATGGTAAAGCAGCCGGGTGTACTCATCATTCAGCGCCATGGCTATTCAGTCGCCTCCGTGTAGGTTTGCCAGGTAATTTCTCCCAGCACAGGCAGTTCGGTTTGCCCCAGCACGATATCAACCGTCGGAGAGCGGAGCTGATGTGCCACTTCATTAGTGGCCAGGCTGATTGCTTCGCTTACACGAGACAGATAGACCTTCCCTGCCGGCTGACCATCCCGAAGCATCAATGAATTCAGTTCAGCGGTGACCGCCGTGCGGATTTCAGGCGTGTCTTTAGCCAGAGCAATTGTCATCGGGATAACATGCTCACTTGCAGCAAATACTGTCAGACCGCCTCCCGCAACCGGCGCCAGCGGCAGGATATGTGCGCGCACTGCCTGTACAACATCATCGGCAGGTGCCGGGTTAGCAGGATCACTGGTGGCAACCATCACACCAACGGTGCCAGTTCCCTGATAATGACGGAACGTCCAGGCGCGGGTAATTCCGGCAATCTCTTTCGCCCAGATGATGTAATCAGGATCAGCGCCGCCCTGCGGGATCCAGTAATAGCGCTCCATCACGCGCGCACGCCACGTCTCCAGTTCCTCCACATCATCCCCGCCGTTCAGCGTGTCGGCGTACCCGGTGGATGGAATACCGCTAACCGGCGTGCCCAGGCGCAACGCAATACCGTCGTCAGTATTCCCGGCCATCCCTGCCACATCGGTAACAACCGGCACACGTAAAAGACCGCCGGAGGCTTTAACGGTTTGGGTGGTGGTAAAAGTAACCTGATCGTCGCGCTGGATCTGCGTGCCAGCCGGCAGGGTTGGCGTACCGCCGAGCCCATCCCAGCGGATAAACCCCGAAGCAGCAACAGCATCTTTCCGCGGGCACCGCTTGATGCGCGCGTGGCGATAAAGCCAGTCCTCATCGCACAAATCAGGCAGCATGTTGCGTGCCAGATAATCAAGGTAGCCATACAGTGTATGTACGGCGGCGGCCTGCACCCTTCCATAAACTTCTGCATCCATGCGCCGCAATACCGCATCCTGCTTAAAGCGCGTCAGCAAATCGCTGCGAATAGTGGCGATCAGTTGCGGGAGTTCAGGGCGTGCAAATTGACTGTCAGCCATTCAGTTCGCTCCAGATATCATCAAAGGTAATGTTGTGAATGGCCCCGTCTCGCTGATAAATCGTTACGCCAGCGGCCAGTGTATCTATACCGGTACGTTCAGAGGTCACATCAATGCGTGCAGCCACGCCGTCTTCCGTCATCCATGCCAGCGCCTGCTGCATGTATTCGCGGGCATCCTGCGGGGTTTTGTTGGTGAGTTTCCGGCGTTTCAGTAGATACAGGCGGGAGCCGATACGGTCGTTCTGAACAGTGGGCCACGTATCGCCCCACCAGCCGCAAGGCTGCGGGGTTTTATCATCCCGCTCAGCGCGGCGCCACGTGAAAAGAGAAATCACCACGGCGCGCGTCAAAAGGTCGAGCGGATCCGTGGCATCCTTTCGGATTCCATTAACATAGAGGATCATGGTGTCAGCTCATGGGTTGGTCTGGCTTGTTGGTCGTTCCACCACCGTCGCCGTTTTCTTTATGGGTGTGGCCGTTATACGTTACGCGCATTTGAGCCATAGTTTTACCGCTGCTGTCGCAGTTATCTTTGATGTCGCCAGTCGATTCGATCGGCATTTCAAAGCGGGCTTTAGGGGCGTTTTTGAACACGATTGGCTTCCCGCCACCATCAACAACGATCCCGGCGCGGGTTAATGTAACGGACTGGCCCTGGTCGTCATAAATGGCAACCTCGCCGCGGGCAAGACCTTTCAGCCGGTACCGTCTGTCGGCAACAATGACCGCCATGCCGTGGGAGCGGTCGCCGCCGGGAAACAGCACCACCGCCTCAGCACCGTTTTTCGCGGCAGAGGTGAAACCATAAGGTTCAAGATGCTCAACGCCTTCCTTGGGGTCACCGGCAATCAGCCTCAGACCGGCCGTCTGGCATTTTTTCGCGGTATTAAGTGCGGTAATAACAGCACGGGCCACGATATTTCGGAGGGAGTTATTCATCAGAATTCGATCCCCCCACTGGACTTTTTCTTCTTCGCCTTCGGCTTTGTCGGCTCAGGCAGATAAGCATCCGCCGGCCCAACCCTGATTTCAGTGATCGTGCCGCTATTGTCCTGACTGTAAGTCACCTCGGCAATCACCAGCGTTTCATTATCAAAACCATTCAGCGGGTCATAAACCACCACGGACTGATTTGGCTTCCACAATTTCCCGTTTCCCTGGCGCCAGCCCTGGACGGTGTAGGTTGTCTCCTGCGTTTTAGCTGCACGCTGGCGCGCCTCGAATTCACAACGAGATTTGCAACTGTCGGTAGTGGCCGTGCCGGACTGCTGGAGAGTATGAGGCCGATAGCGGGTTACGCCAGAATCAGCGGTGCTCTGGCGAATAGCGGCAATCGTGGCTTCGCCAAAATCATCGTCAGTGCCAGGACGCTGCCCGGTGACAAGATAGCTGGAGAAACGATCGCGCACGCTACGCTCGGTATCGCAGGACAGGATATTATCCCCCAGCACCAGCGCCGTGACGGCTTTGGCGCTTCCGGGTGTACCCAACACCAGCCGCCCCTGCTCATCGTCATACGCCAGCGCCTGAACCTGGCCCAGCAGGCGATTAAGACAATCCACTACCGTTTCACCATGCTCAGGCTGAGCATCAATCACAGCCGCTGCCGAGGCACCAGCATCAACAACATCAATCCCGAATGGCTGGGCCAGCGTGCTGGCAATACGGAACAAATTTTTCCCGCTCTGCTGAGCAGGTGCCGCACTACAATCAATAAGATCGGCAGTTTTGCTTCTGCCAACGATACCACGGGTAATACTGCTGGCGTCGTAACGCAGCGGCAGCGCTTCAACCCATCCGGTTATCACCAGATCTTCACCAATCAACACCTCTACCTTATCGCCATTTTTAATCTGCCGGGAGCCATCAGGGCTACCGGGCCACTGGCTGGTAATCGCAACGTTGAAATCCCGGGCAATACGATCGATGCCGGCACTGATACGAACCGATGTCCAGCCGCCCCATTCGCGCCCGTTGATGCGCAAAAAAACAGTATTGTTCATCGTACCGGCAACGCCCAGCCCACGCCGGAAACCGCCACCGCCGCATGCTCAACCAGCGCCAGCATTTCAGTTACTGACAGCTCGCCTTGATGCAGCTGCAAATCGGCTTCCGGTTGTTCGCCAACCAGCCATTCTTCGTCCTCTTCCAGATCCGCCAGGCTGACTACGTAGAAGTGCTTGCGGAGCTCTCGCGCAGCGGCGGTCAGATATTTCGGATCAGGATTACGTGCCGGGTTCGCCCACTCTTTACGGACGGTTGCAGGACGAATCACGGCGATCGGCTTATCCTCCGTCACTGGAGATTCACCATATGACGGCAGATCGAACACGCTGGCCGCCTTGCCAAACTGCCACGTCATGGCGTCGACAATGGAACCTTTTTTCAGCTCTTCCGGACCGTAAAAGATGGTCAGGACTTCCGACGGTCGCGCCGGGTCCCTAACGTAAGTCACGCCCGTTCTCTCTTCGTTTTTACGCTGAGTGCGCAGGCTGGTGTTGGAGCGAACAAACTGAACATCCAGATCGCAATAAAGCTCAGGCCACGGTGTACGCAGGAACGCACCGGGGAACTGGCGTACAAATGCACGCTGATAAATAGAATCACCAAGCCCGTACATCCCGCGAATGCTGACTTTTCGTCTAAATGCCATAAATACCCTACAGAGAAAGCACAGCCTCTAACGACTGGCGAGGAAAACAGGTGAGCCGCGTATAGCGGGAACAGTTGATTATCTCAGTACTGCCAGCGATGGCTTTAAGGCGGCTGAATTCGTCATGCCAGCGAGCCACGCTGAATTTATCCGGATTGGCCAGCAGCTTGTGGTTGCCGTGCCAGTGGATGCCGTGCCGTATTGAGCAGTCATAGCCCAGCAACAGGATCCTGCTGGCTCCCAGATGGATTGCGAGTTCAATAGCCCGCTGCCCGGAGTTATAGGAACCAGGCAACGTCGAAGGAAAGCAGTTAATGCCAAAGCGGCGAGCGGTAAACTGATCACCGCACCACCGTGCAGCTGATGATGTGATAGCGCTGTAATGCTCTTCCCACCAGCAACAATCCGCCGCGTATATTGCAGAACAGTACGGCACCGCGTGCCATGAACTGTTCACGGCGATTATCGGAATATTTGCACGATGGAGAGTCAGGCAATCAGTTGATGCCAGTGATGGGCCGCTGGCCGCACATGCGATTGTAACCATATGCGTGTCCTGAATGGTGTGGTGGTCGGTGCTGATCTCCGGCACTCAGTCCTTACGGATTAAACCAATCTGATTGTTGGATGTTCTCACCGAGTCATAAATGCGTTCACACGTCATTCCGGCGCGGTAGCGTTCGTCAGAGATTTCAGCATAACGTTGAGCTTCTGCTGCAATATCTCCGAGCACGTCGGCGAGCATTCCTGCGTTGGCGCTGGCTGTTTTGCTTCGGACGGTAGCGGCAAGATCTGCGGTGTACTTTGCGGCGTCCAGACGGGTGGCAAGTTTTTTGGCTTGTTGCTGCAACTGGCTAACAGTGGCAGACAGACCAGCAGCAGTGGCAGCAGCTTTTGCGGCTTGCGTTTGTGCATCTTTCACAGCCTCATCACGGGCAATAATGCGCCCTTGTTCAATCATTCGGGCAGCAGTCTGCGCGTTAGCAGCCTGTGAGGACTCTGCGCTGTCACGATCGGCCCATTTTATTTGCCACGCTCGATCGCGCCAGCTATCTCCCGCAACAAACGCAATGACCACCAGCAGTATGATCATCAACGGCTTCCAGAATTTCTTCAGCAGAGAGAACATCTGTCACCCCGCCAGATCGATAGCCTTAACAAAAACATCAAAGCTGTACGGCTGGCTCCCGTTTTCGTGTCTGATGACAGCCTCCAGCAGCGGGACCATTACCCGGCTGTCCGCCACGTCAACCGGCTGGTCCGCCCCGACACCCACTGACATCGCCACGCTGCTGATATACGCCGGCGTGTCGTTCTCATCCGGTGGCGCCCAGCGACTGATTATCTGGCCGATGGTTTTCAGCCCGTGCTTACGCTGGTAGTTGCGCAGAATGATAATCATCGCCCGGATGCCGTACTCCGGCGCGGTGAACTGGCAGAATGATTTGTCCGTACACTGTGATGCCGCCACAAGCCCTTTCCAGTCGTCGCCACGGCGGATATTGCCCGGGTTGTTGTTGCGAATGCCTCTACCTGTTGTCATTGTCCACACCTAAACGATTACCAATAAAACGCAGTGCGAAGGCGCGAAAAGCATCCACACCAATAAAACCCGTGCCGCCACCTATCGCAATTGAGATGGATTTCGGCCATTCCAGATACTCCAGCGCGGAGGCAAACGTCAGCGTCAGCGCACCGCACAGCAGTCCTTCCAGTATCATCTTCTTCCAGCCCCCGCCCGTGTAGGCAATGCGCAGTGTTGCCATGATAACGGCCATGAGTACCGCACCCAGTGGGGTCTCTCCCCGCCACCAGTCCTGTAAAAGTTCGAACAGGCCCGGCCAGGAGTGAGGGTTATTGTGCATTTTCATTCTCCACCTCCCGGACGGGTGGTGCCGTTAAAATAAAAAAGGCCACGCATCAGCGCAGCCCTGAGTTAAGTGCCAGAGTGCGTCTGGCAGCGTATTCCCGTGTCTGATTATTGTTAAATCGCCGGAAATTCCCCTCAGACAAAGGAACCAGACTTAAATGGCAGTATATCGATGCGGTATTTTAAATACCGTAATGGCCGGCATGCGCTGCCCGCCGCAGTTGAGGTCACGCATGTCCCGCCGGTAAAATTCTGATACCCAGCTTTTCGGCCAGGGCATACTCAGCGCGTGCGCCAGCACTACCACGCCAGCCGTCAAGCAGATAAATCGCATCGGCGCATTGCAGCATCGTCAGCGAAATCGCCATGTAATCAGCGTCACTAAGCCCGTCGGGTAAAAATGCGGTATTCAGCGGAATTCCGCCGGATGCCGTAATTTCCTCTGCCGCTGCGAAAAATGCAGCACGGTTATAATCGGGCAGACCGGTCATCGGGCCGGCAATATAGGTTTTCATGTGTCGGGTTCCTGAAATAAAAATGCCCGGGCATGTACCCGGGCTGTCATGGTCGCGATGTCGATGGGGGAAATAGCGTCAGCGGATAACCTGCTGCCGCAACTGACTACCGGCGGCTGAATTCTGACACGAAATAAAAAAAGCCCACAAAAAAATGAGCCTTATCAATGAGTAAACCTGAATGTTGACATGAAAAATTTAATAACCAACTGATATTGATCAGTTTTTCTTAACTTTTCACTTTACTGACGTTTCAAAAAGAGTAAACATTACTCACGCAGTACCTGAGTATTTCCCTGGTGTTGGCCAATGTGGCACCCCGCTTTCATTCCACTGTCTGACCCGACGTGATGACTGCGGGGATTTTTTTATAAGAAAAAATTATATTAGTCGCATTTCCATAAGACAGCCACCTGCACTTAAGGGTCGTCCATACCTGAACTTAAGTCCAGTAAAGACCAAATAAATGCCTGCATACCCGGAATAAATTTTCTGCCTGAAAATTAAAAAGCCCCGCACATTTCTGCCGGGGCTGTTACCTTCCGTACACGCTACAGACTGGACTCAGGGTTAAACAGGTAACGGAAGGTGATTATTTTCTACAATACTGATTCTGTCGTGTCAATACGCTATGCGGACAGTCACAAAAAAACTCTGATTAAAATATCAACATTATCTCAAATTAGTCCTGAATATGGCTTATTTTGTTGCATTTTGCAAGCCCGTCAGGCGGAGATAAGGAAATTCAGTTCACATTTCCAGCGCATTAGCCACTTCCAGCCCTTCGCGCCTGATGAGGATCGTTTGCAGCGCCTGATTGTCAAGTTCGACGAATGCCGCTTTAAATCTCGCCCAGTGCGATGCATACACCCGTAACCAGGTTGAACGCTCCACAGACATCATACGTGCCAGCGCCGCGCCGGCGTATTCTTTACAGGTGTCATTGCTTCTGGCCGCTGCCACCTCCTGCGCGGCCAGCCAGACAAGGCCGACCAGTTTTTTCACTACCCGTGATTGCAGCTTCTTCTCCACCCGGCAATTCTGAAACTCATTCCATACATGCTGGCACATCAGCGTCTGGTACCTGAAGTTCAGATCGAAACCATAGCAGTAACGGATCCATGCCTGCTGGTAGTCATCCAGGGAATTGATTACCCGGCGCCACGGTGCGTAACTGAATTCCAGATCCTGCATTGGCGGGAATGGTCGCCGCCGGCTTCTCGTTTCCGGCACATAAACAGGCGTGGTTAATGCCTTTACAAGCGAGTGTCCACAGCCTTCCCCGCCCTCCAGTTCGATAAGAGGCTGCCCGCAGCGGGGCGTTTTATTTTTGTCTGCCGGTGGATGTTCGCTAAACGCCTGCAGCTGCCCCTTTGTCCCTTCAGATAAATTCGCCAGGGCGCGCCTTACTTCTGTACGGGTATATTCAATGGCCTGTAAGTTCATTCAGATCAGCGCTCCATACACTTACGCTTTAACAATTACGCCGATCGCCAGCGCCCGATCCAGAAAACGAAACAGCAGTTCCAGCTGCGTGCCATGTTTCTGCCCGAACGCCGCAACATCGGCATGCAATTTGTCGTGACACTCTCTGCACAGAGGGAACACGAACAGGTCGTGGGCTTTGGTCGCGGTGCCACCCATCCCATGACCGATGACATGATGCGGATCATCTGCCGGACGGCGACAACACTCGCAGGGCTGGCTTTTTACCCAGCGCGTGTACTTCTCATTCTCCCAGCGGCGGCGCTTAGGCCGTAACATGAACGACTCCGGTGACTCAGGATCTGCGCTCAATGCTAAAACCTTTGGCTGCTGCTCCTGCATTACCTGCTGATTTCCCTGGGGCCTGCACCTTTTTAACGATCCAGCAGTTTTTATCCTCCTCTGCAGAGCGACGGTTGACCTGTTATCTACGGCAATAATGTCGCTTTCTTTATATACAGATGGAAACGTTTCACAGGGCATCTGCATCGCCCGGGCCGCCAGTGATTCAGGGATGGCATCAACCACACCGACATAAATAGCCCACCAGCACAGCTCAGCGATCGACAATTCCCGTTCGCGGTTAAATCGGAGACCGGTCAGCACGGTATCAATAATCCAGTCAATAACGTTACGGCGCGCTATACCAGCCAACAGCCCGGTTGACTGCTCACGAAGTTTGTTATCGCAGTGCCAGCAAAGCATCATCGCGCCCGGGGCGTGTCGCATGGTCACCAGCTCATGATGGTGATAATCCGAGCGCGGATACTGACATTCACAGGCGTTACGCTTCAGCCAGTATTCCAGGCCTGAAAGGCCACCAGCGGCACAGATAACCCGCTCATCAGTGAAAAATGGTATCAGCGCTTCATCCTCCGCCAGCGGCTGTCGGGCGTCTGGTACACGCCCGGTTGACAGCCTGGTCATGTGCTCCGGCTCAGGCTCCACCAGCACCCGCCCCGCGGAAAAAAGGCGCATTAACTCTTTGCCCGGTTTGAGCAGGACCACGCCAAGGCGTGGCACAACTTCAGGGGTTAGCAGCGCTCTCATACAGAACCTACCATCGTTGCTATAACATCCGTTGCAGTACCACGAGTGGCGCCCTTACAGGATACAGAGCGACGGGACTTGATATGATGCAGCGTAAAACCATACTGGCTGTATAGTTCGGCTATGCGCGGGGAACCGGAATTACTAATGACTACGCTGGCTCCACGCTGGTGAGCAGCAACACAGCATTCAACCAACGCTACCTGCTCATCCCAATTGAACCCACCAGCAGCATAGGCCGTAAACCCATTGGTTCCAGGCAACGGCTCATACGGAGGATCGCAATAAACCACATCCCCGGAACCGGCCAAGGCCAGAGTGTGACGGAACCCGGCATTCATGAACACGCAGTTGTGAGCCATTTCAGCGAACGCTTTGATCTCGCTTTCCGGGAAATACGGCGCTTTTGGCTTGCCCCAGCCAACATTAAATTGGTTCGACAGGTTATATCGCGTCAATCCGTTGAAACAGTGCCGGTTGAGATACAGGAATGCGGCAGCGCGCTCAACAGCGCTTAATGTCTGTGCATTGAACTCACTCCTGATCGACTCGTAACCCTCCGGATTACATAATCTTTCAAACATTACGCGAGCGTGTTTCTCAACTTCATCAGGCACCACAGCCAGCATCTGATACAGGTTGAGCAGATCGGCGTTAACGTCTGCCAGCAGAAAATCAGCGTGGTTGTAGCTGTTCAGGAATACTGCACCGCCACCCACAAATGGTTCAATCAGCCGTTTACCCGCAGGGATCAGGCGATCCAGTTCTGGCAGCAGCGAATATTTGCCGCCAGCCCATTTCAGGAACGGGCGCTGCCAGCTGCGTGGGGAGGGTTCTTCTATTGGCAGTGCAGCGGCAACGCTTGCGGCTTCAATGCCACTACATACAGATCCGTATCTCATTTACCCGCCCCGCCCTGCTGTCTTGCTCTGATACGTGCCAGAAATGCCTCACCGGACTGCCGAAATGCCGCTGAGCCTGTAGGATCAAGAAGGTCTGCCGCTGATGGTGGGCGGCGTTTATCCGCCAGTTGCATTACTGGTTTCGGGATCCCCCTTTCGGCTTCCATCTCACGCTCCCACTTGCGCATATGGAATTTGATCGACCGTAACACCTCAGCTTCGGTGTAGTTGTGCTGGCGCATCAGATGGCGAACATCCAGGACAACCCAGTACATCACATCATGGGCCCACGGGAAGGCTTCCGGCGTTGCGTATTGATTGCGCTCGCGCGCATAGCGCTGAAATTCAGCCATAACGTCATCATCAGAAGGCAAACCAGCAGCGAGGCGGGCGCTCTCACGACACCACCCGATGAATTTTCCGCAGGACGGCCAGAAGTCATTACCCTGCTGGCGCGCCATGCGCATCCCGGCACGAAGCTGCTCAACGGTCGTAATACCATTCTCGGCAAAAGCCAGAATCCACTGCCGCTTCATAGCGGCCACATCCTCAGCCGTCCGCAATACCGTGTTCTGCGCCGCCGGGAAGATCCGCAGGAGGTTTTCAAACAGAGCATCCACCAGCTTTTCGGCATCGGCGTTGACCACTCGCTGTGGCTGGTGGCCCATCATGTGCGCCAGCATGCCAGCGTCACGGTTATTGACTGCTGAAATCAGTTTGTTCATAGCGTGTTCTCCCAGGCTTCAGGGCTATTCCAGTGACCGCCGCTGACGGGGCCGGATTGCTGCTGCGTTTGCCATTTGCCGTTCACACACTGCGGGCGGCCAGCAGCGGCCCACTTCGTCGCGGACTGGAGATAACCAGGGAAATTTGACGGCAGGAATAGCGTGGTCGGGCGAAGGTATTCCGCCATCTTGATGCTTTTGCCCCACTTCTCCGTGCTGTAGTCAATCACCAGCACCAGTTCGTCGAGGGTGAACTGCTCGCGGAGTCGGGCGCGGATATGTTCGAGAGAGGTTTTGCATACCTGAAAACGTGAACCGGTCGCCAGGTTCAGTTTCGATAACGCAATCTTCGCCTGATCGGTGATCAACACTTCCGGGTCGGGTTGCGCCGCAACCGGACAAGAAGGGGTTTTAATCTCTGTAGTATTCTCTGTTGTAATCTCTGTAGGATCATCGGTGCAATTTGACCCGATGACAGCGGTTCTTTTTGGCCCATTGGATCGTTTCACTTTGGCATCTTCCATCGTGTCATTTTGACCCGATGGAAGAGTGCATTTTGAACCGTTCGATTTAGTCACTTTGACTTCATCTAAAAGATCGCTCTCATAGTTGATCGTGTAGTAGTTAGTCATGTCACGCTGAGACTTATTCAACTGCTCAATTTTGAGCACGCCGAGAGACTTCAGGCGGGTGAAGGTACGCTTCAGAGTGGACTCTGACCAAAAGGGGAACTGCTCCAGCCACTGCTCTGTGGTGTTATAAATCCAGCGCACACCGTCACGTTCAAGTCCTGAGGTCGTTTCTTTCAGCCAATAGTTAACCTGTTGCAAGGCAATCGCTTCATTAAGGCCGATGTTATGTGCAAGATCAGGATTTATCACTATCGGACGAGATGTCATTAACAGACTCACCTGGCATCCCTCCCCATTGCCCGGGCTATATCCGCAGCTATCAAGCCGGAACGGTGATACGAGTCCATGACCGTGCCACTCACAACTATCGGCGGATTCAGAGGCTGAACGTTATCGGTCCAGATAGCCATGAGGACGCCAAGATTGTCGTGCAGGCGTTGTGCGTCGGTCAGAATGCAGCCAAAACGAGGGTCCGCCTGATACGGATGTTTAATCAGGCTCTGCTCCATGGCGTTAAAGGCCGTGATGTACGACTCTTTGAACTGCGCGGCACGTTTACCTGTGAAGCCCATAGCGAGAAACGCGAAGCCGTCGCGGGTAATCTGGTAGCAGGGTAGTTTGCGCCCGGTAGCGTCGGTGTATTCACTCACCGCAAAATTGCGGGCAGTGAAGTCTGGCGAGCATTCCAACGAACGGATTTTTTTCAGTACACCGTCGTGACGCTTGGTGAAGTAGTCGGCGACAGCCAAGGAAGAAGTAACGGCCTGGCCTTTGATAACGGTGATTTCAGGTTGAGTAATAGCGGGGACAGTAGCCATGATGGCAGCCTCTATGGTGAATTTTGATAACTCACCACCGGGGCTTCTCACGGCTAAGGGTGGTGAGACGTACAGGGGTGAGAAACCGGTCACCATAGAACCCGGCCAGCCTTTCGGCTGCCCTGCACGCCCCACCATTGTGCTGATGTGACAATGCTTAGCGCACAAAAAAACCGCGTAAGCGCGGTTGTGCGCTATGGTGAAATCCGGGTTCTCACGCCCGACAGCGAATTTTGCCGCTGCCAGAGCACTATAGCGCCCGGAATTCAGAGAATCAAGTGTTGCTTTTGTTGACAACACGCTTTCAGTGTTGCTATCATTAGCAACACCCCGAAGGGAAGCAACGAGAGCACCATGCCATCCAAACTGATTATGAGAGAAGTGGTTACTATCTCCCCGGACAGCAAAGCGGAACTGGTTATCTGGGAAGTTGATCCAGCAGTAAGAGCCAGCAACCACAAATATAAATACCGACTGGCCTATATCGTGTCCAATACATGCGTTCTGCGCTACGACAACGAGGCAGGCAAAGGCGATCATAAACATATCGGCGATGACGAAGTTGAAACTACGTTCACAACCGTCCAGCAACTTCTTAACGATTTCTGGGCTGATGTCAAAATGTATGGAGGGTAACAACATGACCACATTACACATTTCCGTAACCACGATTGATGAAATCAGTTCGCGATATGCAGCTGCATGGGATGGCGATAAGTCAGCGAGGGGACATTTCCTCTCATTTCTGAGCTGGGAATCATTGCACGACACGCTATCCCCTAACCGAATGAATATCATCAATGCTATGACCGGTGCAGGGGAACTCTCTATCCGTGAGGTTGCCCGCCGTGTTAATCGTGATGTCCGGGCCGTGCATTCTGATATAACGAAACTAATTACCCAGGGTGTCATTGATAAAGGGGAAAGTGGCATCGTTTTTCCATACGATGATATCCACTTCGACTTCACTCTCGGCAAGGCGGCCTGATCGGCAATGAATGACGACGATATAGCAGGAAGTGATGGCCTGATAGCGATCACGATGGAATTGTCCACTGAAGTGCTTGAGGCTTTCCAGTCTACTGGTGATCGCTGGGAAGAACGGATAAACGCAGCACTTAAAGACTGGCTGAAACACCACAATCCTTCAGATGTAAAAATCTGACCCTTTGCGGCGCCCTGCACGGCGCCGCTTCTTACTTTCTCCATCACTTTTCCATCCTCTTAAATCTTGCCCGGAACACAATAAGCGGTGCCGCGTATTCCCACTCATAGCCATCCCTACGATAAATCACACGCTGCCCGGCGGCGTCATAGTCAATAACATTCACAATGATGCCGTGATGATCCCGGTAATATCCGTTCAGGGGTTGAATATGCTCTGTCACGTTAGCCTCCCATCAGTTCAGAAGCGTAACGTTCAGCTATCCACTGGACGCCGCGAGGCGTGACGCGCGTCTGGGTGTAGGCATGACCGAAATCGGACATGCCGGTTTTGACGCTGAACAAGCCATCACGCTGGCGCAGGGCGTGCGGCAGAAGATTGCCAGACTGACGGAACAGAACCTTGTCACGCACCAGCGCGTCGATCATCGACTTTTCCGGCATATTCATGATTTTTGCCGTCTCACGCAGACTTTTCGCACCGCTGGCTTCCACGTAGTGGTTGACGAACGCCACCTTTGGCGCGTCTTGCTGTACCTTCTGCGACAGATGCGCATTCTGTTCTGCCACATCAGCGGCCAGTCGGAGCGCTTCGGGGAGGGTTTGAGGAATTCCAGCCGTACTCTCCAGCACCTGCCAGCGATCAACAACCGCCGCAGTAAACTCAGGGGACAGACGGGCAACCAATACGAGAGAGTCACGTTTATTAAACCGATACTCCTGATACACGTTGCCGTTGTGCTCAAAATCGAACTGCGCCAACGGCGCGGTTAAAATTCCAGCAGTATTAAGACGCTCGGCTGACCGCTTCACATCACCATGTTTACTCTGAACCAGAGCGGCAATTTCCCGGCTGCTCATCGTCACAGCGCCACCAACTAAAGGCATAATGCCTGGCGATGCAGTCAAATTATTTAGCTGCTGCGACATGCTGCTGCCCTCCCCTATAAATAAAGTCACCCACAGCCCACTCAGTGAAGCTGTGGTTCACCGATGCCCAGCCACCGGGTACTCTTGCGGCATAGCAAAACGCGACCTTGCCTTTACCGCCCCGAATCGGTAATACGCGAAGTTGCGAACACTGATAATTTGCTGTTAAATTGCTCATGCGGATTTCTCCATACACATAGATTTATCTGCCACGGCGCCCGGAGCTGCACACTCGCGGGCGTCACTCTTTTCTGGTCTGCAATACACGCGATAAAGCAACGTCGTATGTTCCTGCAATCTGGCGATGGCCAGATAAAGCTCATCCTCAATAACAGCGCGTTCGTGCGGCTCAATTACGCCGTCCTCAATTGCCATTCTTACCTGTTGCGAATAACAACCAATCTGCTCTATTGCCTCTAACAGACGCTGGTTGATATCGCCGTTATCAACGTCTTCAATATCCGCAATCGGGACAAATACACCGTTGGAATGGCGTGCTATGGCGTTGGCAATGTGGTTTGAGCCACCAGCACGCTGCAGCACCATTGCCCAGCCAAGCGGGAAAATCTGATCGCCATCGGCACGCAGGCGGTTGAAAATAGCGTCCTGGGTGACATCTAATATCTCTGCAGCCTCGGAATAACCTCCAGGTAAAGCGGCAATGGTTTTCCTGATGGCGGCCACCAGCCATGCTGGTTGTTTCTCCGCTTGCCAATTTGGTTTTTGTCTCATGATTACCACCTCACTTAATTGGTGCCGAACCTTCCTCCGGTATATCCTTATGGTTCCTGGGCCAATAAGAACCAAAGGAGGTTCGACATGTCTGAATTACAAGAACTTTTCAACCACCACTCCCGGAACGTTGCAATATCCCACAAGTGGCACACAGAAGAAGGAACACCGACACTCAAAGCGTGGGTTCGGGCTGAGCAACTCGTAAGGCTTGATGTCCTGCTCAATCTGCACCGGAAAGAACACGGCACGTTATGGGAGCCACTTTCCGGCAACAAGGCGCTAACTCATTTTCTTTTTGTGAAAACTGGCTGGAGTCCGGAGCAGATTTCGCTTCTTTCTTTTGAAGAAATACTTCTCGTTCTTCAGCGAGATCTGGTAACAGCGAGTATTCCAGAGGGGGAATTACAGTATCCTCAGCACATTTCTTATGATCTAATGCAGAGGCAACGACAGCCTTATCAAATTGAATGGCCTCCTCACTCAGCGGACGAATGGGATCCTGTTCGCTATGAGATAATCCAAGGTTTGCGTAAGCCATCGTGAGTGACTCCGTCATCTGCAGATCATCAAGATGTTGCCGACAGATTTCTGCTCTGCTTTGTTGTGATACCAACCAACGGATTGCATTAGCTTTACCGATAAGCCAGTTAGCTAACTCTTCTCCTTCCAGCCCGCCAGCCCAGACGTGCGGGCTGGCCCTGAAAACTGTCAGGGTTACTTTTTCGTTAACGTTGCTTACCTCACTGTTGTTACCCACGGTTATCCCCTTATTTCTGTAGTACTGAAACAGCCTGAGTGCGTGCTAGGCTGCGTTTGTTTTATGATCGTTAGAACGCCGCAAATATGCCCAATCGACATCAGGACGTAATTCCTCGCATGTAACATCGCCTTGTGTAGCTTTCTCTATTTCCGGGCATCGTTCAGCAGGGACTTGCCGTGTGCCATTTGCCCATTGGGAGATGAGAACAGACGGTACGTCCAGTTTGCGGCCTAAGTTCGCTGCTTTACCCCGCTCTTGTGTGGTGTATTTTTTTAAGTTCATGTGGATTAGGCTCTCTCCATTAACAACATAATTATAATAGCGCCACGCTATTAATAGTCAATAGCGATGCGCTTCTTCCTATGCTTAGCGAAGTGCTATTCAATAGGGGAAGTTAAAATTAAACAATGACGGTTGATATGCAGACAGTTGAGGAAATCAGGCGTGAGTGGCTGATTGAGCTTATTAAGCGGCATAAGACTATCGCCAATTTGAACCTTGCACTCGGTAGAACTAAAACTGATGCAACGCTCTCTCAGATAAAAAATCAGGCCGTAGACAGTAAAAGTGGTAAACCGCGTAACATGGGGTCACCTCTTGCCAGAGAGATTGAAAATAAGCTAGGGCTTCAGCTTGGTGCTCTAGATCACCCTTTATCTGAGCAAGAAACGGATCAATGGGCAGCATACCAAAATGCAGATGAAGCAATTAAAGCTCTGGTTGATTACCTATTAGAAGGTGATAATTCACATATCCCAGCCTGGGCGGATGGCGACGCAAGGGCCTACATCGACTCTATTGAGCTAAAGATCAGGAAATGGTTAGATCAAAATAAAAGCTCCGGCAGTCAGCATAAAGCGAGAGCTTAAACTCGTCTGGTCAGACGGCAATATGATTTCTTAACCCCCCCCACGCCGCACCCAATCCCGAATTTCGGGATTTTTTTTTATCCCCCGCAATAACAATAGCGCAACGCTATTGACTTAATAATAGCGCGGCGCTACATTTAGATCATCAACAGCGAAGAGGCAGGACGCCCACGAAGTAGCCGCCCGGGGCATAAGAATGACCGGTTGATTCGCGGGTAACAAAAAAGCGCCCAATGAACGCTTCGCTCTTTAACAATCTGGATATTCCTAATAAGGCAGTCTTTTCGACGGTGAAGGCATCTTTTTTTTGTACCGGAGGAAGTTTGTTCATTCGGTATTCTGTTTTGCAATGAGGGCAAAAACATTGACCGTATACAGCCGCCCAATTTACAGACATTGGCTGAAGTATCGCTACTACATGTTGCTGAAAACACTGTGGGCAAAGATGCACAGTTATTTCCAGTTCGCCCACGGCTTGCTTCTTCGAGTAAACAAGAGAACCAGAATCAAGCTGATACAACACATAACCTTCCGTCTGGGCTTTAAAGTCTTCGAACTCTGTAATTTTTGCTTTGAGCGTTACGGTTTCTTCCTGATAAGAGCGTGCAAGCTCAATGAGAGACATGCATTCTCTTTGCACCGACGTAAGTTTTGATACCAAATCACTTACAGCAGCATTCACCTCTGACTCTGTTTTCGCATCAGAAATAACTTTTGCCAGGCTTGCTGTTTCTTTAATAGCGGACATTGCCGCTGTGAATTCAGCGATCACTTTTAATACTCATCTTATTGCTGGGGATATCCAGATTAACCGAATCCTTGTTGTTGGGGAATAGCAGGATCCACCGAGCCTGATGTGGTTAAAAGACAGGCACACAACGATGAGAGCATTGACGAGCAAGGCATAACGGCAGGTTCAATTCCTGCCACCGCTATACAGATGGCGGTGATGGGCAGCGAAAAGGTCCGTTCAATTCGGACACCGGCAGTGCTCTCTTCGTTGTGGTAATCCGTGAAATGGCGCGGCGGTAAGTATGGCAGGGCCTTCCTTCCCTGAATTTGTACACCGGGTAACCAGGTTGACCATACGCCTCAGTGGTTACCCCGCCACAACACTCCGTTGTGTATTGCTGTGTGTAGTCTTGGCGGTGATCGGATCTTCAACCAACCAACACCAGGAGGAGCGAAGATAATGTTCTGCCGATCACCGTCCTTTTTACGCAACAGAAAAGAGCATCACCAGGCGACGGGTTCATAACCCAAGCCACCCGGGCGCAGAAATGGCGGTTGCCAACGTCAGTGCTACGCAGGTGCCCTTCTCTGTTGTGTATGGAGAAACTTACGGCGGCGGCAGCCGCTTAACCGAGAGGAAATGCTATGAGTAATGATCGCATGACCGTAGTGCCCGACTTTCTGGGCGAGCTGGATGCCGGCGTATTCATGAACAAAATCGCCGCCGCGCTGAATATCACCGCGCTGGGCGTTCTGAATAATGGCACCAAAGGCAAAGTGGTCCTCACCTTTGATTTTGAGCGTATGGGTAATTCCGTTGAAGAGAAGCGCGTCAAGATCAAGCACAAGCTGAACTTCAGCACCCCGACACCGCGCGGTAAAGCCTCCGAAGAGGACACCACTGAAACGCCAATGTGGGTTAACAAAGGTGGCAAGCTCACCATCCTGCAGGAGGATCAGGGGCAATTGTTCAGTATCAACGGTGCCACAGACGGAAAGCTTAAAGCGGCTCAGTGAACCGCTGACAACTAATTCACTGCCACCAATTCGATCATTTGTTAATAAGGAATTTTTATGTCTCAGGTAGACAGCGGTACTTTTAAGCAGGTTAAAGATCTGGTTCTTTCTGGTTATCACCTGAATGATATTAACGGCCTTGCTTGCCCAACAGCATTACTCCCGGAAGAAACTCGCGTTGAAAGCCTCGAGCGCTTTTCTCTTGAGCGCTTTCGTTTCCGTGGCGCCATGACCACAACCAGCATCGATGATTTTGCCCGTTATTCTAAAGGCTACGCCAGCGCTGAGGAACCTGCCCGCTGCTTTATTGATGCGGACAATATGACTGCACGTTCCGTGTTCAATATCGGCACGCTGGATAATCCGGGCCATGCTGATAACGTTGCTGCAATCACCCTGAAGCAGACTGCGCCTTTCCGCGCGCTGCTGGCGATTAACGGCGACCGCCTGAAGCAAAAGCAAATCGCTGAATGGCTGGAAGACTGGAGTGATTACCTGCTGGCCTTTGATGCTGACGGAAATACCATGCAAATTTCACAGGCTGCTCAGGCTGTTCGACGCATCACTATACAGCAGGCCACCCAGCAGGATCATGAAGACGGTGATTTCAGCGGGAAAAAATCGCTGATGCAGAGTGTTGAGGCCAGCAGCAAAGATGTTATGCCGGTAGCGTTTGAGTTCAAATGCGTGCCGTATGAAGGACTCGGTGAGCGTGCATTCAGCCTTCGCAATAGTCTGCTCACTGGTGACGAACCGCGTTTTGTACTGCGCATTGTTCAACTGGAAGCGCAGGAAGAAGCGATCGCCAATGAATTCCGCGACCTGCTGATCGGTAAATTCGACGGCGAGCAAGTGGAAACCTTTATCGGTAACTTTAAAGCGTAATTGCTCAGCCTTAATTGCCCTGCCCTGCGGGGCAATTAGTGAAGCGTAATTCCATTATTTATCGCCATCTGGCGAGGGATGCGCACACCCGAAATCGGCCGCAGGTGCAGCTGCAAATATATGGAGAATATATGCCTTTCCTTACAACCTTTACCGGACAACATATTGATTACCGGAATATGACGACCAGTCAAATCATCACGGAAGATATAGCCGTTGCTTTGTCTAATATTTGCCGTTTTGCAGGGCATGTCCCGGAATTTTACAGCGTCGCTCAGCATGCAGTGTTATGTAGCCAAATTGTACCGGCTGAATTTGCACTGGAAGCGCTGCTGCACGATGCCGCAGAGGCTTATTGCCAGGATATTCCGGCACCCTTAAAGCGTCTGCTGCCTGATTACCAGCGTCTGGAAGAAACGGTGGATATTGTGATCCGCGAGAGATACGGATTACCCGCCACCATGAGCGGGCCGGTCAGATATGCCGATCTCGTCATGCTGGCAACAGAACGCCGTGACCTTGATCTGGATGATGGCTCTGGCTGGCCAGTGCTGGAAGGGATCCCTCCCTCCGACCTTATTATCATCACTAACCCGCTCAAGCCCGGTCAGGCTTATGGTCTTTTTTTAGCCCGATATAACGAGCTTACAGGAAGAAGACTTTGATACCACAACAACATATTAAGCAACCGTTTTGGGAGCCTCAGTAATGAAAAAAATAGCTGAACCGGTAATGTTTACCATGTTCTTTTCAAGTCTTGCAGGGACATGGCTGACAGCCGGGTTATTATGTTTTCCAGGTTTATCTCCTCTGCCTGTGAGAATACTGGCATGAAAACCATCGTCATAACACTGGAAATTGACGTTCCTGAGTACGCTACCGACAAAGATATTTCTGATTGGGTGGATGTTGAGTACGGTCAGTGTAACGGGATGAAGCTGGACAACCCATGCCGTGGCGGTGCCACTGAAATCGTTAACCATACCTGGAAATTTGAGAGCTAAAAATGAACCATCTTATGATTGACCTCGAAACAATGGGCAATAAGCCTGCCGCGCCAATAGTTGCGATCGGCGCTGTATTCTTCGACCCTAAAAGCGGTGAGCTGGGCGCCGAGTTCCATGTGGCCGTCAACCTCGCCAGCGCCATGGATCAGGGGGCAACGCCTGACGGTGACACGATCTTGTGGTGGCTGAAGCAATCAGAGGAGGCTCGCGCCGCAATTTGTACCGACGATACCAGACACATCACCGAAGTTCTCTCTGAACTGAACTCGTTTATCAGCCGTAACTCTGACAACCCGCGTTATCTGAAAGTCTGGGGAAATGGCGCCAACTTCGACAACGTTATTTTGCGTTCAGCCTATGAACGTGCCGGCCTAATCTGTCCGTGGCAATTCTGGAACGATAGTGATGTGCGCACCATGGTGCTGCTCGGCAAAGAGGTTGGTTTCGACCCCAAACGTGATATGCCATTTGACGGTGTGGCCCACAACGCACTGGCCGATGCCCGCCACCAGGTGAAATATGTATCGGCAATCTGGCAGCGACTGCTGCTTACTAACACTGAAGAATAAACCTGACAGCCCGGGTGCAGCCGGGCTATATGGAGAAATCACCATGCTTCAGATGATGACTTTAGAAGAATGGGCCGCAGAAAAATACCGGAGTAATCCACCAAGTCTTAATACGTTACGACGGTATGCCAAGCAAAGCATGTTCACCCCACCAGCCCGGAAAGAGGGGAAATTCTGGAGGGTAAGAGAAGATGCAGAAATAACCGGAAATATAACTCAACCAGTGATTAAAAAATCAGATCCATTACTGCTTCAGAGGATATTATCCGATGGCTGCCAGACCACGTAAAAACAATGTAAAGGTACCAAACCTTTACCCGTTATACAGCCGTAAAGTGAATAAAGTTTACTGGAGATATAAACACCCTATTACGGGTAAATTTCACAGCCTCGGAACAAATGAGGAAGAAGCTATTGCGATAGCGAGTGAAGCAAATACCCGGTTGGCTGAACAGCACACGCGCCAGATATTAGCAATCAGCGACAAGATCGCTACCAGTAAAGGAAAGGCCATTACCACATCGACATGGCTTGACCGATACTGGAAAATTCAGGATGAAAGACTGGAAAGCGGAGATATAAGACCAAATACCCATAAACAAAAAGCAAAGCCTGTTGCTCTGCTTCGGGAGCGGGTTGGAATAAAGATTATTTCATCAGTGAATGTTCGTGATATTGCAGAGATTCTTGAAGGATATATTTCAGATGGGCAGCCACGAATGGCACAAGTTATTCGCTCTGTGCTGATCGATGTCTTTAAAGAGGCTCAGCATTTCGGCGAGGTTCCGCCGGGCTACAATCCAGCCCTGGCAACAAAGCAGCCACGGCGTCGTATTACCCGGCAGCGACTTAGTCTGGAAGAATGGCAGAAAATTTTCGAAATTGCCGATGCAAACCATCGGTATATGGGGAATGCTATGCTGCTCGCACTCGTCACCGGTCAGCGCCTGGGTGATATATCTAATATGAAATTTAGCGATGTTTGGGATGATCATCTGCATGTGGTTCAGGAAAAAACAGGCAGCAAGATAGCGATCCCCCTTTCCCTGCGCCTGAATGCGATTAACTGGAGTTTACGTGATGTGGTGTCTCGTTGCCGTGATTATGCAGTAAGCCCCTATCTGGTTCACTTCTTCAGGGCTACGTCACAGGCAGAACGTGGAGCGCAGGTAAAGTCCAACACCATTACCATGAATTTCAGCAAAGCGCGAGATAAGGCGAGTATTGACTGGGGATCTGGTACGCCGGCAACCTTCCATGAACAACGCTCTCTTGCTGAGCGTCTTTATGAGGTGCAGGGGATCGATACTCAAAAGCTGCTCGGCCATAAATCACCAAACCAGACGGCTCGTTATCACGACGATCGGGGTAAAGGCTGGACCACTATTGCAGTCTGA